TAATCATCGTCAACAGTGTTACCCTGCAAAGCATCTTCCAAAGCAACCATTCTCTCTGCACGGCCTCCCTCAGTCGAGTGCGGTTGTACAAGACCACCACTCGTAATCTCACAAAGCATTCCAGGCTCAATGTCAGTTGTATCACAAACAAGCTCGTCATGCCTCCAATTCACGTCTTTATTATGTATTCTTTCATACGCCATATTTGTTTCCTTTCACTTAGTATTAAAAACAATTAAATCGCCACTATTATTTACTTATCACTCCCACTTGTTTACTTCTGGTCGAAATTCATCACAGGCAGCGGCAGCGGTTCCGGCATATCGTCTTGATTGACAACTTCACCTTGTCCTTGGAACATCGGGATAGGATCATTCACATCCCGTTTCGGAGCGGCCAAAACAGCTATGCCTGTCAGTTCGTCCACCGATTTGGTTTTCAGATAAACCTCAGTGAATGTATTCTTCGCATTAGCTAATATGACGTTGATGAGTCGATTCTTTTCGGCATTCATCGTGTTCATACTCATCTGCAACGATTCCCGTACTTCAGGGGGAGCCTCGGCGACGTACTCTTCCACCGTTTTGACTTTCGGTGTTTTGTCAACTTCATTGTCTGTCACTGTCTTGTCGGTCTTTTCGACTTTCTCTTCGGCTTTCTTGTCGGTGTTGACCTTAACCGCTTCGGTCAGTTCCTCAGTCAGTTTGGTGACAGGTTCCAACATATTGGTAAGCACGACATCTTCCAACGCCATTAGCGTCTCCCGGTCTTCCTCCTTCCAAGTAGTCCTCTCATTCTTGATAAGAGCATCAACTGTTTTCTTTTTGTCCATTATGTTTCCTTTCAATTTTGAACTATTTTTCTTGTTTGCAGCAAGTACAGTAACTTCTTTGTATGTGACTTGCTTTTCAACTAACTTTGGCAGACCCTCCAAACTGACTTGTCCTTTGTCAATCACATAGTTCTGCTTATATAATTTACCATCTCTTTCATAGATGAAATCATTGTCATAAACCACATCAATCCACGCTTCTAATTCTTCATTGTTCCCATCTCCACGCAAAACACCATATAACAATGAACGAACATCATCATGGCTTAATTCATTCATAACAAGGGTATTGATATTGGTGACACCTTTGTTCTTTTTCACCCATTCTTTGGCTTTGCTCTCATCCCATTTATCCTTATCGAATAAAAAAGCATAAGAACTAATGACATGCTCTTTGCCATTAGCTTTATTCATAAACGCACGAATACCCTTATTCTTGTTAATCCAAAGCAATTCCGTCTTTGGTCCAACCAGCTTAATATTAAACTTCTCACCAGCTTGATTCAATCTAAGAAATCCTGCACCGTCCTCAATAGAACAAGCTCCCTTTTGGTCTGGAAGCAAAGCTAAATGATCAGGCTGTAAATTTCGAGCTATGTTAGTGTATGGTTGTCCATTCCACTCACCTTCTGTCTCTTCCAAATCCATAAACAAACCAGTAGAGACTTCCATCATCTCATTGTTTTCAATTGCTTCTGCAACACGAGTATCAACAGCAGCCATCCTCGCAGGGTCAAGCCAAGTTTCTGTACCTAATTTCTTAGCACTACCATCCCACTTAGTATTTAGAAGAATCCCAACTTTACGGGCAGTGATTTGGTCAGGGGAACAAGCTGATACAAACTCTCCATTTACTTCAGGGTGATATACGACTACTGGCTTATGATTCCATGCCCCTGGAATTTTAGCTAATTCTTCGGCGGGATAAAATATAGGACCACCGCTACCATTATGAACACCCTCAGTAATCATTTGAGCGGGTGCTACAATCCAATCCTTACCCTCCATCGAATCTTGATGTACTATTGGTTTGATATTTGAAGTAACATACTGAAACGGCATGGTATTCTCCAAATAAATCCTATTCACGGACATCCCCATATCCATAGCTATGGAAATACCGCTAAAGTTGAAGGAAAGCAAATAAAAAATCTGGTAAGTGGATATTTTACCTACCAAATTCGTGAGGAAATGATGTCCAAACCATTTATATATAAATAGTTAGATGATTATATAAAAATATTAAAATTTTTTAATTTTTTTCATTTTCTTAATCGAGTAGCTGTGTTTTGAGCGAAGGTTTCTGTAACCATTACTTTTATAGTCATTACCAAAGATCGTTCCGCACCACCTTCTACAGAACAAGTGAGTACATTTGCTATAGGCTCCCCTTCCATCGTACACGGCTCCAAATTAGCATTGCCAATACCCGTACCACCCGCACATTCAAAACTTTTCCTAAACGTTAGTTTAACACCCATAAAATATCCTTTCCTTATGTTTGGAGTGGGTGTCCTGAACACACGCAACTAATTCAGGACACCCTACAATGAAAACTTCACCGTGGTTATGTTTTATAAGCCACTCCGGCAGGCTTGTCATGCACATCTTCACCTTGCATATTAGTAATAAAGTGTGTTGTATTGTTTTCGGATGGAGCATCTGACACTTCCACCCAACCTTTGCCACCACATCCTTTGCAAGTTTCTACTTCGACCCCGGCTGTGGTATTAACCTTTTTCGTTACAGTTCCTTCACCACCACACACTGGGCATTTTTCTGCATGAGCCATAATTTTACTCCTTATGTATTTCGCACCCGGACTTTCACACAAAAGATTCAAAATGTTATTACGATTCTTCTTAAAATATTCTACGATAGTATCGTCTAACAATTCCGAGCTTGTTTTTAATTTCTTCTTCATATTATAATGGAACCTCTGATGGTATCCAAGCACAACGACAGTTCGGATGTAACGGGATTAACCCTTCCGCTTCATCAATCGTAAAGACCTCACCTTCCAACGCACCACAATCGGGACAAACCCTATCATCCCCTGCCGTTGACCACTCGGCCATGATTCCTAATTCCTCCACACCCAACATTCTAAAACTGGCTAACTGTCCCTCTGCATGTGCATGTATTATTTCCGTCCTTGCTATCATGCGTGCGCGTACACGGGAAAGACCGGATATAGACTTTTGCATCTCACGTGCTATCTTTAACGGATTGTGACCGCTTATTAAACCTGTAGATAAAATCCTGCTCATCTGCTGGCTCATCAAGGCAGTAACACCTTTTAGTTGTTCAAAGGCACGCAAGCTCAATAGCTCAACTTTTTCCATAACTACTGGCTGGCTGAAAGTTGTTCTAAGAAATTGCTCCTGACTACCCTTGTACCATTCAGGAGATGAAGCTAATGATTCTTTGCTTACATCAGAATATGCTCGCGTCACTCCCTTCTTGAAAGCGGGTTCAATATATTGATATGTCCAAGGCTGTCCCGGCACTCCTCTTCCAGACACGACAAAAACTACCTGATTTATTTGGTCTTGTAGCCAAGTATGAAAAGCTCGTAATTTTTGAGGTTTTGTAGCAAAGGCAAATCTATTGGGTGCTGCGAGAATAACCAAAGGTGTTCTTTCCTTCAGACCAAAGGCATCCTCTTCCACAATCAATATTTTAATTTCCCGATATAGTTTAACGAACCGTCGATTCATCTCTGCTAAGAAACCGCGTCTTAACATTGCTGTTCTTGACGGGTCTATTCTTTTTACTTTTGTTTTAAGCATGAGTTGTTATTATTCCTATATGTTCTTTTTTGTAATGGTGGCATGTGTGTATAATTTACGTGATTGAAACTAACAACACCGCCTGTCGCATATGTTTCTTTAACAAAAAGTCGTCCCCCTATCTTGTAAAATTTAACAGTACCGTGTATACGACAAGCCACTAATTCGGCCCATTGTTTATCACTTAACCAATCTCTTCCGACAGTCACTCTTCTATCAGCCAGCGTGAACGGACAAGGTGGTTTACTCCCCATCATTATCTCTACGTGTGTATCATGCCAATAAAATAGTTCTGTTGAAGCCAAACCGGCTTTCTGTTTAATGTCATCCAATATCATTATTAATACCACCTACTGTTATTTCGTTTTATATTTATATGTCTACCTTTATTACTATTATACCCTCTCCATTGAAAAACGAAAGAAAAAAATAATAAGGAGACTCGTTGCCGGGGATGAACATAACACTTGGCGAGCCTCCTTAATATTATTCCTCTTTTTTCTTAGGTGCTGTTTTCTTGGGTTCTACTTTCTTCGGTGGCACATCCTCAAGTTCTTCCTCACCCAATGGATTTATTTCACTCTCATATTTCTCCTGTTCTGCGATAATAGCGAGTGCCTCTGTTTCCGTCATCTTGTGTATCAATGTAAAGTATTTCGACGGGGGTATCAGATTATCAACACCCGCTTGTACATACTGTGCAAATGCCTTAGTTCTGTTCATGGCTATCTTCGTTATGTCGTCTTCGGTAGAAGCATTCAAATCAGGCCATTCCACTATGTACTGAGCAACTTCTGGTAAAACACCAACAGCAAGTAACCTATCTACAAATGGACGCAGCACCAATGGCGTGAGATAATTGTTCTGTCGCCTCGCTACACGACTGTTCCAAGTTCGCTTATCCTGTACAGATGCGAGTTTAGCTTCCTCACTACCTAATAAGACACGATATGGAACACCGATACTCACAGCCACTAATTTCAGATGAATGTCTACATGACCTGTTGGGTCGGACACCTGTGGAGTTAGGCTCTTAGTTGTAACACCAGTCATCGCCAACCATCTTTGTAGTCCTGTACTCCATGACACCATTTGTTCTTTTATGCTTGTCAAGTCTATTTCGGCACCACCGGCAGCGGCATCTGGTGTAAGCTCAAAAGCGTAACCGGGAAAACCACCTTTCCAAAACATCTCACCGCTTCCACCGCTGACTTTCTTTATGTCGTGAAGGTTATTATAAACCGCTTGTAATCTACTAACACCCAACACTTCACTGCACTCAAGGTTATCCGCTACATGCAGCACTCGCGTCCAATGAACCTTTGCAGATGTCAAGTCTGATGATCCTGAATCTTTGTAATTAATGGTGTATTGTGTTGGCATACCATAACGTGGGGATGTTATGCTTTTTTCTGTCTGATCAATAGTTAATACACCTTGATGGTATGCCCGCATGTAAAGTAACTTTGTACCTTTCTTTGCTTTACCATTTGCTTCACCCGTCGATAGGTCTACACCCGCCACAGGCTTGTCTAATTTCAAACCGTCATCGAACCCCAATAACAATATCCCGTATGAACCTATGCCACTAAGAATATCTATTTTGTGCAAATAGGTAAGCAAAGAACGTTTAATTTGTAGTTCTTTCCATGCCTTCTCAAATGCGGTTTGTTCGGGATCATCTTGTTCATAGACTTTAGGAGATGAATGCCAACATTCATCTGGCCATATCTGTACAACTCTCTTGGCTATTCCCAATCTGTCATAGAATGCTTTGTAATCAGAAATCGTTGGGGTCACTATATACCCACAAGCATTATCTATGTCTGTTTGTGCATTAGTCAAACGTTGTAACATTTCCCGCGTGAATGTCATCATCTCGTTTGATACCATCTTTGACACTGTTTTGAACTGTTGATTAGACATCATTGTGTTTTTCTTTACGCTCGTCTTTTTCTTTGCCATTTGTTATCCCTTTCGTTATAATTAATACCTTTACTTTTTATTTTTTCTAATAACTGTATTCCAATATCTATCATTATTTGTGATATTCTTGACTCCGAAACACCAATGACCAAACCTATTTCTGTTTGATTAAATCCTTCTAATTTCAATTTGACTATCAATTTTTGCTCTCTAATGAATCCTTCCATAAGTAAATTTAATTCTTCCTTAAAATCTACTTGTGCAAAACTACTATCATCTACACCCATAAATATCTCATAAGTATTGTGATCGCCAGTATCATTTTTATGGAATTCTAAATCAGCATTCATAGATTTGAAATGTGTTCTGTATTTACTATCCGGCACTTGTGAATACCACAATTTCTTCCTTCCTTCTTGCGTTCGTATATATTCAATTATATCGAAATAAGTACGTCTATAAGCAAAGCGTATATTAGAAAGTTTTTGCACACGTCCTATGAGCCAAACTTCGTTTATTAATTCATCCACCTCATATTTATGATTAGCAAATTTCCTTGCCATGTGATAAAGTATGGGTTTTAATTGTTTATAAGTTAACATCGTTTTTCTTTCATAATTTTACTCCACCAGCAAATATTACAGGTTTGCTTACAAACTTGAAAGCACCACTGGAGGCATCTACTTGGTCTTTGAATTTACTGTTTACTAACGAAAAGAACCTTACTTCTTCAATGTAATCTCTGTTCCACATACCTTTCAATAAATGTACATTATTATTATTTACCTGTACACTATATCCATCTGCTCGTTGCGCCTTATCTCCTGTGGGTCTATCCACCCGAACTCTCCACCCTGCTAAGTTCCTCACAGTATTCTCAGCAGATTCTTTTCCACCACTACCCGGTTCTTGTTCGACACCTATTAAAATCCCTTTACCATCCACCTCGGCAGTTTGCTTTATCATCTTTTCTCTTGTATATGTATCCCACTGTCCCCTCACCACATTTAACACCCAGAACCTGCCATCCGTATCTTTTCCCATAAGGACACCGACTGAATATGCACCAGAATCTTTTGTGCCAGCTTTATCCCAGTATCGCATACGTATTTTCCATTTCTTTGGTGCTGCGTCCTCGATATGAAACATCTCCACATGGAACATCGCACCACCTATGGGAATTGGTGATTGTAGTATCTGACCGGCATAAAAATACTGTCCCTTATCTTGTGCCTCTTGTAGTGTTTTGTGTGTAAGTCGTTTTGGGTCTAACAAACCATCTATATAATGTTCTTTTAATTCTTTAGGTTTTATGTCCCCTTCCGTTGTTCCCGGTAAACAAATATGTTTGATGTTTTTCCATTCTTTCAACATCATTCCTGTAGGATCATTTTCTGACAACCGCTGCATAATCAGAATCATGGGTGTTATGGCTTTGTTCTTTTTTCTACTCCAAAGTGTTTCATTTATAAAAACATTAGCATTAATCGTATCAAGCTCACTCCTGCCACCTCTTGGGTCTAATGGGTCGTCAATAATAATAAAATCAGCATGTCTACCAACAATATCTCCCATAACACCTACACTCATCCTTGCACCCCCCTTTGTATTAATAAAATGTCCCTTGGCATCCTGGTCATATGTAATCTTTATCTCCGGATAACATGTTTTATACTTATTGCTTTTTACAACCGATCTTGTTTTCCTCGACATCTCACATGCTAAGGAATGTGTGTAAGAACTCCCAATAAACCCTGCATTCGGCATATTAGTCCAAACCCATGAGTTAAACAAGATACTCACTAAGGTACTCTTAGTCGTCCCCGGCGGGATATTAATAATAAGGTCGTATAACTTAGGCTCACCCCTGAAAACACGCTCTGCCAGCGTCTGTAGCTCCCCACATAGGTACTGTATATGCCAGTTATTCTCGAAAGGCTCATTTACTATCGTTTCCCAAAATTCCAAGACAAAATCATAAAAACTTTTCCTACACAAAGAAGAAACAAGAGATGTAACATTCACATTCATCCCACTTACTCTTGTGAACGTTTTATCCGGTGCTGGTGTTTGCTGATACTGTTTCCTGCGTGTGCATTTAATCCTCTTTATGTTTTTTGTTTGTGTTAACATTATCCTACCTTTGACTCTATCAGTTTTCTTTGTGGCATTGGTGCGTTCATCATACCTGCTGGTAATATCTTTTTCTGGGCTGTTTTTTCCAGTTCCCGTTGTTTCACCGCTTCTAACACCGCCCTCAATATTTCAGGTGGTAAATCCAATTCCCCTATTTGAACCGATGCAACTCCTATCATACCCGACACAATCGTTTCTGATACCTCTCCATACCCCCTATCCCTATTTAACGTCCTGTTCCCAACAATAGTAGCAGGACTATCCCCATCCCTAATAAGTCTCAAAAAACTTTCCTCAATAAAATCCTTCTTAATATGTTCCACCTCATTATACAATTCTACAAAATCAGCATCATTTTCCTTCCAACGATTGAATGTAGCTCTTGGTATTGCTACTTTCCTTAATGCCTTAGATAAACTAAAACCCGACATCATTATAGCATAAATTAACAACTCTTGTCTTATGTGCCGTGATTCCTTTCCCATCATCTTTTCAATCTTACCATAACCACTTGTTTCTTTCCCATATTCTGTTATTTTATCCCATGCCTGTTGTAGTTTTGGTGGTAGTTGATTCTTAACAAATCCATGTAAGTTTAACTTGGAACTGTCGGACTTGTCTTTCTTAGCTTGTTTTAATGCATACCGTACATCCTTATACCTCCTTTTCCATCCTACAAACCCTGCACCTGTAATTCCCATTGCTTTAGCAATAGTCTTATCATTCGCACCATCCTTTGCCATCTTATAAATATCGACATTATATCTTGTTTTGAAAACTGCCATTATTGTTCCTTTCTACATTAGAATTACCTGATTTTCGACTTTTTGACCTTGTAGTGGCATGTGTTCTGCATCTTTTTTATCCCAATACCACATCGTGCTATCCTTGCATTTTTTGCAATATCTTCTCCAGCACCCAGTAAGCTCATCTCTTGCAAAAGCAAAACTTTTATGTTCTTTACAGCTATCATGCATTTCAAACTCCTTATATTCTAATTGCATAATTTTTTTGTATAAATTTTTTGTTGGATGTTAATTTCTATTTTTGCTACATATATAAGTTTGAGTACCAGCCAATCCGACAAAATCCCGTACCGGGGTTTTCCGCGTGCTGTCACTATAACAATCCTTTATATTATGTTTTCTTATAATAAGCGGAAATGATAGTATAAAGCCCACATAAGCGATTCTTACTATAAATAGATTTAATAATATAAAAGCTCTTGGTGATTCCCTGACAAGTGTCTGGTTCCGGCCATTGACTATATTCAGTAAAATTAAGGTAAAATACGATATATGAATAAATACCGAATTCATCAAGCCTATAGTATATCCTATTATCTTATTACCTATATAGTTCATTTTATACCTATTCTCTTTTCTCTTATTATCAGTTAACTATATATATAATAGCTATTATATGTAATATACGTATATAACTATACTATACGTTTATTCGGTCTATACTCTATGAATTTTAATAGTTCATTCATTCTATACTTTACTGATATTATCATTTATCAGTTTTTACTCTATTTTAATCTTTACGCTTTGCGCTTTTTATTTATCAGATTATACGGTTATATACTTACTTAATTCTATACGGTTTTATATAGGTAATCAGCAATACGGATAAAAGTGAATATCGTCAAGGAAATAATAAAAAATATACGTAAAATATATAGATTATTATTAGTTTTTATCGCTATTATTAGGCTAAAAACGGCTATAGGGCGCAGCTGCTGCGCTATTCTCTATTATTAGGTTGATTATAGTACGTAATTAGTCGATAATATATATCGTAGTTGTTTAATAATTTAATACGGTTATTAGGAAGGAAACGAGACGGATCAACGTAGGCTCTCGGAAACGGCGGGTAAATCAAAGCCCTTGATTGAACGGTTCTTAAAAAGTTAAAATGAAACGGTTTTCTATAATCGGTCTTAAGGCTTTATTAGGATAGACTACGAATAATCGGGCTTTACTTGACGGGTAAAAAATACGGTTTTTAGACGGTTTTTACTCTGATTATAAAACGGGTAAAATACGGGTTTTTTAAGTCTATCTAAAAAGACTATAAGGTAAAATATCTATCGAATATCAAGTAAAATCAAAGCGCAAAAATACCGAAGTATATAGCGCAATAATTGATTTTTTAGCCTATACGGATTGATTAAATAGGTAAAATTTAGACGTTCTTCGATCTCCTCTTCCTTCTATCGGGCGCAAAATACGGGCGCGCTTTTAATCAGTTCAAATCTGAATAGAAGGATTATAGCCGGATAGTCCGGCTATTCAATATCAACCTAATTCAAGGGAGTATATCATGAACGCGCAAAAAATGAGTCAAGTCAAAAGCCTTTTGAATTCGTATTTTACTGACGATAAGAAGGGGACGTTTCTATCGGCTATATTAGGCGATAAAACGTCAAAGCGGGTAAAACCCGTAAAGACGGTTAAAAGCCCGTCAAAACGGACGGACGGACGGGTAAACGTACGTCAAACGCTCGATTCAGTAACGCTCGGTTTTCTCCGAGACGGTTTTATTTCAGTTTTCGGAATAGTTCAAAAACTCGAATCCGATTTTTCTGAATTAATTCCTGAAAAATCGACTACGGAAACGTTAACCCGGACGTCAAAAAGACGAGTAACGTCTTATTTTAAGACGGAGAAAAATATTCAAGGAATTGAACGAAAAACTATAGACGGAGAAACGTTTTACCG